GCCGCTGATCGGGATTCATGCCTGGTTGGTTACCAGTCATGTTTCCACCACCAACGACTGCTGCAGCTCTTCTATCCATCGGTGGGCAACCCACTGATGTCGTGCATAACACGACTCCATGATAAGGAGGATTACAATGCCAAGTAAATACGTTACCTCGACACCTGTGTCGAATGGTCTGGGTTATATGTATCCCAGGAATACCGTGATTCAATCATGGAACCATTCGCCTAAGGTTAACGGGAAAACCGTTTACAGGGCTAATGCTGTCTATCACCAACGTGATAAGGTGCGAACTACGGCGAGGAAAATGACTTCGAACAACCATACTCGCACTGCGATCTATGGAACTTCGAACAGATATCCAACACCGCAAGCCATCGACAGCAGCTTTACCGCTGAGGTTCAGAACCGTGCATACCGTCGCTTAATTAACACCATCCGTGGTGAAAAGGCAGAGATGGGCATAACGGCTTTCCAATGGCGTCAATCGTGGACTATGATCGCCCTCAGGGCTAATCAGATCCGAAAGATTGTGTCCAAGGCTGAACGTGAGGCGGCACGGGAAAACAAGCGCCGCAAGGCGCTCCGTGCGAGAATTCGCAGAGCAAGAGGACGTGCCCAAGGCATCCGACCGCGAGATCTACTTCCGGTTGGCTCCGCTAATGTGTTCCTAGAGGGAATATTTGGCTGGCTGCCGTTGCTATCTGATATCCATCAGTATGCAAAGGTAGTCGCCGATGACTTCCCCGCGGGATTCCTTAGTGAAACCGTGAAGCAACAAAAGAGATTGCCGTACCCCTGGGGTACGCCATACGTCTTTGGCGGTGCTTCATTAGAGGTTCGAGTAACTCAGGCTTGTTTTGTTCAGGTTAGCAACCCGAACGTCTGGTTACTCAATAAACTGGGTCTTATCAACCCAGCGTTAGTTGTGTGGGATGCTATCCCCTGGTCATTTGTTGTTAATATGTTCGCAAACGTGAACCATGTTATCAGCAGTTACACGGATACCGCGGGCTTGACACTGACGAATGCCTCGACCACCACCCGGTGGCGAGTGCAGGAATCGTGTCATCTCCGTACTCTTCCGGGTCATGATCAGATTGAGGAGTTCAGCCACTTTGACCTGACTGTGAAGTCACGTCAATTGGGGTTGGCTCTACCCGTGCTTCAGACCAAGCTGCCTAAACTTGAATGGGGTTCCGCGTTGATCGCGGTTTCTCTGATGGCTCAGCAGATTTCACGTTTGAAGTTCTTTAAGTAATCCTTTCTAAGATTGGAAATGAAACCATGCCTCAAGCAGCAAACATCACCGTCAATAACGGTTCCGCGGTCGCTAAGACCTTCACGCTCCTGTCGCCTGCCTCCGGTGACGGCGGCATCGCAAAATGGGCGCTAAAGGAAGGCGGCTCTCCAGTCGCTTTCCCCGTGCTCACCATGCTTGCCCGCCCGACTCCGAAGAAGGCGCGAAAGACGCAGATGAAGGTGCACATTCCCTACTCCTACACCGATACGACCACTGGTCTGGTGAAGGCGGGACCTGCTTTCGAGTTCAATGGTGACTTCACAGTCCCAGACGAATTCCCCGAAAGCATGCGTGCTGACGCTGTTGCATTTTGCAGCAACATTGTCGCGAACACCCTTGTGAAAGAGTGTTACCGCGATGGTTATCCGGCAGTCTAACATGAAGTCAATCAAACAGGCCATCCTGCTTGTCTTGTCCATGGCACTCGTTGCTGTGGGCGAGTTGATTGCTCCTCTGGAGCGCGTTGGGTTGTTCACCCTCCTGTAATGTTAAATTAAAAGGATTTCTTATGCATCAAGTGCACAAGGTTGCTGCTCTCCTAGCAGAGCAACTAGGGACCCCCCGTGCTTTAACCACTGAAATATTGTGGCGGTACGGGGAGATAGCGCAACTGCAAGAGTTGCGTACAGATCCGTCCAATTACCTGGATGCTACTTCGTACCACAAAGACGTCATCGCGACGGATTTTGTGCGGAAGTGCGCTTTTCCGGGTTCTAAGGACCGCCTTAAACAAGCGGCTGTGGACGGGTTTCTCGCTTGCGAGAAACGTAATTGGAAGACCAACGAGAGACTATACCGGTTTGTCGATAACTACGGGCTCACGCCCAACGACCAACCCGTCATGCTTTTCATCGAAGCCTGGCGTAAAGAAGTTGCATCTCTACTAGGACCTCTTCCAAGCAATCTGACACCGCAGTTTAGCGGTGGGTCAACAGCGTCCGATCGGGGACATCTCACGACGGTACCCGACAAAATGACTTCGCATCCTTCTTACTACCCTGAATCGCTAGGATTACTGTCCCTATGGTGGGAGACAGCCTGGGGTCGCGCTTGCGTGGCTTCTCATGGTTCCGATAGCGAACGCGCGGCGATCCACCCTAAGGTGGTTCGTTCAAACGTATTCTTCACCGTCCCAAAAGATGGCCAGAAGGATAGGGGTTGCTGTATGGAAGCTAGTCTATCTCTCAGCTACCAGCTGGCAGTAGGCAAAATCTTCCGTAGCCGTCTTCGGACAGCATACGGCAATGACTTGCAACGAGGTCAGGACAAACACAGGATCTTAGCCCAACAGGCTTCGATTGATGGAAGACGGGCAACCGTCGACCTAACTGATGCATCCAACCTCTTAGCCCGGGCTGTCCCGGAACTCATACTACCTTACCAGTGGTTTGAGTTGGTCAACTCTCTTAGAGCGCCTATGGTTAATATTGATGGCCGGGAATACCGGCTTGAAATGTTTTCCTCCATGGGTAATGGTTTCACGTTCGAGCTGGAAACACTTGTGTTTCACAGCCTGGCGCGGACTATTTTAAAGCTGAATGGCGCTGAGGATCGGTCTGATGAAGTCTCCGTTTACGGAGATGATATCATTATCCCGACCGAGTTCGTCTCGGATTTTCTTTCAGCACTATCTTATTTTGGGTTTGTCCCGAATAAGCGTAAGACCTTCGTTACAGGTCCATTCAGAGAGAGCTGCGGTGGAGATTATTTCGGCGGCACACCCGTTAGGGCTAGCTTTCTGAAAGAACTCCCGACTGAACCGCAGCATTGGATCTCACTCGCAAATTCCTTGTGGCGATTACCCCAGCAATGGGCAAGTCGTGCAAGGATGGAATGCCTTAAAAACATTCCAACGACCGTGAGATCCTGCCAAGGACCTGAAGCCTTGGGTGACATCTGCCTTCACGGACCCGTTGAGTTTCACAACTCTAAGGTCTTTATCCCTCGTCCGCAGCATCAAAGCTGTTGGCACGACGGTGAGAAGGTAGCCATCACCCACTATAGGGTTTACCGCCCTGTAGCCCAGCCTCTTCCTTGGCATTACTGGTATCCAGATGTTCAACTAGCCTCAGCCCTTGCGGGCGTTGGCGAAGATGGACCCGTTCCCCGGAACGGAGTCTCTGGATACAAGTTAGATTGGGTGCCTGCGCCTGGTAACGCATGGCTCCCAACTAGTCGGCTGTAAGACCGACAGTGCGACCTAACAAATCGCACCGGATGCTTTTGTGGTTTGTCACCACTGGACCCCTTTGGGGATAAGGGCCTCGGCTTGAAAAGGTAGC